ACGACTAACAAACCTAACATTGGAAAGTTATCCGTCTTATGCTTAAGACATGGTTACCCCGATAGGCAAGCACTCACGTTCGAGCCGTGAGCGGGGGCTATAACAACCGATTTGAAAGGAGATTGAGCGCGCGGCAATCTTTATCAAATCTCTAATCAAATCAAAAAAATGAACGAGTATCAAGAATTTTTAAAATCAAAGGAGCGAAAAACTATAGCGGCAGGCTTTGAAGTATCAGAGCAGCAGCTTAATAGCAATCTCTTTGACTTCCAACGTTACATAGTTGGTAAGGCCCTAAGAATGGGACGTTATGCAATCTTTGCCGATTGTGGGTTGGGAAAGACCCTAATGCAATTGGAATGGGCACACCAAGTAAGCGAGCATACAGGCAAACCCGTACTTATTCTTTGCCCATTAGCAGTAGCGGGGCAGACGATACAGGAGGGGCAAAAGTTTGGTATTAAGATAGAAAAATACCACAATAACGAACAGCTGAAAGGGGTGTATATCTGCAACTACGAGCAGTTGGATAACATAGATACAAGGCAATTTGTTGGCGTAGTACTTGACGAAAGCTCTATCCTCAAGAACTTCACAGGCAAATATAAGAATGCCCTTATTGAGAGATTCAAAGAAACACCTTACAAGCTCTGTTGCACAGCTACACCGAGCCCTAACGATCTCAACGAGATAGGTAACCATTCCGAGTTTCTTAATGTGTTAGATGCCCAGGACATGCGTGCTAAGTGGTTCGTGAGAGATGAGGGAATGAACAACTACCGATTAAAGGGCCACGCAACTCGTGATTTCTATGGTTGGATAAGTTCATGGGCTACTATGCTAACCAAGCCTTCAGATATTGGTTTTAAAGCTGAGGGGTACGAACTTCCTAAACTTAATTATATAGAGCGACAGATACAGACCCAAAAGAAAGACAATGGCAAACTCTTTAACGATGTATCAGTAAGTGCTACAGAGTTCAACAAGGAGCTTAGGATTACCCTACTACCACGCCTTGAAGTAGTGGCCGAGATCGTTAATAATTCCGATGAAACTTTCATCATTTGGGTTAATCAGAACGAGGAAGAGAAGAAAGTATTAGAGCTTATTCCTGATGCCGTGGCAGTGAACGGAAGTGAGAAGACAGAAACCAAGGAAAAGAAATTACTCGGCTTTGCTAATGGAGAATTTAGAGTGTTGGTAACCAAAAAGAAAATAGCCCAATTCGGTATGAACTTTCAGAACTGCCACAATCAGATATTTGCAAGTTTAGATTTCTCTTTTGAAAGCCTCTATCAAGCAATAAGGCGCTCCTACCGATTTGGACAAACACACGAAGTAAATATATACCTAATAACAACTGACACCATGGAAAACGTAAGACTATCAATTGATAAGAAAGAACGACAATTCAAAGAAATGCAGGCCCAAATGAACAAGTTTATTAATGGTGATGCTTTTGGGTTGCTCAACTCCTATGAGTTCAAGGAGGTAAAGACAAACAAATATTGGCTCATGAAAGGTGATAGCTGCATAGAGATTAAGCGTATCCCTGACAATTCCGTTGATTTAATCATATTTAGCCCTCCATTTAGTTCGTTGTTCACCTACTCCAACTACATACACGACATGGGGAACAATGAGAGCCACGAGGAGTTTTTTAAGCAATACACATTTCTTTTGCACGATTTGTATCGTATCCTTAAACCAGGGCGATTAATGGTTTGCCACACCAAGGATTTGGCTGTATATAAGAACTCAAGCGGCTACACGGGGTTGTATGACTTTACAGGAGATCACCATAGAGCAGTGGAAGCGGTAGGCTTTAAATATCACTCAAAGATAAACATCTGGACGGATCCTGTACTTGAGATGCAACGAACAAAAACACAACGGCTACTATATAAACAACTTCGTAAGGATAGTAGTTATACAGGAGTAGGACTACCCGAATATGTTACCATATTCCGTAAGTGGGAAGGTAACGAGGAAGATTGGACACCGATTAACAACAAGAACCAAGATAATTTCCCCTTAGATGTTTGGCAGCAATGGGCATCTCCTGTGTGGAATGTGGAAAAGAGCGATATAGAGCAGCTTAATGCAATCAAGGAGGACTACCGAGTAAATACATGGATGGACATTAAAAGGACAGACGTACTAAACAATTCAGAGGGTACGGACTTAGGAGATGAAAAGCATATAGCCCCTTTGCAATTATCAGTTATCAAACGTTGTGTACAGATGTGGAGCAATCCAGGGGAAACAGTATTTACTCCTTTCTTAGGAATAGGTAGCGAGGTATATAAAGCTATTGAGTTGGGCCGTTACGGAATAGGAATAGAACTCAAGGACAAATACTTTGAAACCGCTGTTAAGAATGCAAGGAGAATGACAGAAAAGCAATTACAATTATCATTATTTTAAATACTCATTCATTCTTTGACCTTTGCCCTTGCTTGTACTTGGCGTGTAATGTTAAGGAGAGGGCTTAGGGCAAAGTTAGTGAGATAATGTTCATTTAAATAACAAACCATGGAAAGAGAAAGTTTTGTCTTTTACAGGAGCTTTTATGAAGGGATAAAGGAACTGCCGAGAGATATTCAGGGAGAAGTGCTTACAGCCATAATGGAGTATGGCTTAAACGGAGTAACAACTGAAAATCAGAAGCCGATAACAAAAGCGATGTTTGCCCTTATAAAACCTCAATTAGATGCTAATAATCAAAGGTTTGAGAATGGAAGATTAGGAGCAGAGCATGGTAAAAAAGGGGGTAGACCAAAAAAAGAAAAACCCCAAGAAAACCCCAACCAAACCCCTAATGTAAATGTAAATGATAATGTAAATGTAAATGATGATGATAAAGACGCCTCCGCCATCACTGATGAGAAAAAATATTACTCATCTGATAACGGAGTGATAAAATCAATCAGCGAATTAAAACGTGATTATTTAAACGACGAGAATCTTTGTAATGCAATAATCAAAAACCTAAAAGTAGTTGATAAAAACATGCTTTCTGAGCGATTAGATGCTTTTAATCAGCATTTGGAGTTACAAGGAGAACGGTTAAAAGAAGTGAGAGATTACAGGACACACTTTAAAAACTGGCTTAAAAAAAGGCAAGAAGTGGCAAAAAATACCCCTGTAACCACAGCTCCTAAACGCATTCGCTTTGATGAGAATGGTAATGAAATTACTTATTAAAAAATATTTGAAATGCAAAATAAACAAATACCTAACAACCCTGAATTGGAAGAAGTTGTAATTGGCGGCATGCTCATGGAGCAAAGAGGAGTTACTGAATTTGTCGAGGTAGTAAAAGACACTAATGTTTTTTACAATCAAAAAAACGCAATAATCTATGATGCAATCCTATCTTTATATAAATCGTCTCAAGTAGCGGATTTAATGACAGTTAGTGATGGATTAAAGAAAATGGGTAAACTTAAAGACGTAGGAGGGAGTGCTTATCTTATTGCTCTTACGGAAAGAGTATCATCATCAGCAAACATGCAATATCACGCGTTGATTCTTATGCAGTTGTATGTGAAGAGAAAGAGTATTGATGTAGGTTGTCAGCTTATAGAGCAATCCTATGAAGATGATACTGATATTTTTGAGTTATTGGATTATTCCTACAAAGAGCTTGATAAAGTGTCTGATTGGTTGTCTATCAAACAACCCAAGGATATAGGAGATTACTTAACAGAAGTCCTTAAACCCAAATCTGAGCGTGCAGGCGTTCCTACTGCTGTACGAGACATAAACCTTAAACTCAATGGCTACCAACCGAGTGATCTTGTCATTATAGCAGGGCGCCCTGCCATGGGAAAGACAGCATACGCTCTTAGTGATGCTCTGCATCAAGCACGATTAGGCTACCCTGTAGGGATATTCTCCCTTGAAATGAGTGCAAGACAACTAACGGCAAGGCTCTTTGCCAATTACTCAGGGATAGATAGCAACAAGTTGGCTTTTGGCTCACTTACACAAAGTGAGATGGATGTTGCAGTAAGCCTCCGTCCTTCTTTCAATAAACTGCCCTTGTATATTGATGATGAACCCTTTCTTACACTACTATCTCTAAAAATCAAAGCAAAGAAGTGGGTAAGGGAAAGAAAAGTAAAAATCATTTACATTGACTACCTACAACTCATTAGTAATAACCAAAAGGGCCGCACACGAGACCAAGAAATTAGTGAAATATCCCGTACCCTCAAGGGGTTGGCTAAGGAGTTAGACATACCAATCATTGCCTTATCCCAGCTATCCCGCGGGGTTGAAACACGAGCAGATAAGCGCCCCATGCTTTCAGACCTCAGAGAATCAGGAGCCATAGAGCAGGATGCCGACAATGTACTATTCCTCTATCGCCCTGAATATTACGGAATACCACAATGGGAGGACGGATCACCTACAGCCAATGAAGTAGAGGTTATTATTTCAAAGTTTCGCAACGGCACAACAGGAGGAATAATTACGGGATGTCAGCTACAGTACATGCGATTTTTTGAACGAGGAGGGCAATATAACTCGTTCTTACAACAAGAAAATAATTTGCCAAAAATAGATCCTAAAAGTAACACACCTTTTTAAAATGAAAAGTACAAAATTTATAACAGAACTAAGAGCACGCGGGCTACAAATCACAGAGAAGGAAGCCAAATATCTCATGGAGATAGCCGTTGCTGATTATCGTGAAAGCCAAGTAAAACCAATTCTTAAGAGGGAGAATATGGCTCATTATATGATTATGGCATTATCCTATTGCAAAGCTACCAGTGAATTACTTCACATGATTGATGAAAGCTATCCAAGGTTTAGACTTAAACAGGTATTTATGGAATGCAAGAAGAAAAACAACGAAGTAGTAGAAGAGTTTGAAAAGGTCAATAAGATAGACCCGCAGCTGCTCAATGCTTTCAATGCATACGCAAATGATTTAACTGAGATAATGTATTTACACATGGACGACATTAATAAAGAGAAAAAAGAACAAAAAGCAAATGAAAAAACAAACTAACACCCCATTAAGAGCCTTTGAGGTAGCCGTAGATAGGCTACTCATAGAATTTTGTGAAAAACACGATTTAACCTATGAATTTTCCGTAGGTAATGATAGTGTAGATATGTTCCTAATATCTGACTACTTCTTCAGTCTCTCGGATATATACTTTGACCTAAAAAGTAACCAACCCCAGGGTAAAATCATAGAGTGGTACGATTACCTCCTTGATAATGAAGTGAATATTAACTACTATTCCTATTGCATGGGATTAAGAAAGGAGCAACTAAATAAAAAACATGAAAATCATTGACCTATTCAGCGGGATTGGAGGTTTTTCGCTCGGCTTTCAGCGGGCAG